GCACGTGTTGGTGAACGAGAGTGCGGACCATTTCGGACCAACCGTAGCCGTAGAAGTCGCTTAGGGCTAGGTAGTCGGACTCGTAGAGGTTTAGGGTCACTTTGCGCAGTGGGGCGTCGGGGCGGATGGGCATTAGGGATCGAGCTCCACGGTCTTTTTGCAGATCCAGATCTCGTCGTCATGTGGGGGTGCGGGGAGGAACATGATCAGGTCACTTAGCGATGGGTCCTGCGCAGCCCGACGGGCTTCGTAGAGGGTATTGCGGAAGGAGGTGCGCTCGATACCAGCGACGCGAAAGCGGATGCCGATTTCACACTCGAGTACGCGCTGCCAGAGGGGGAGGTAGGTGAGTGGCGAAGGGCGGCTCATGCTTCCATCTCCTTGGGGTCCTCTAGCAGATCACCGACTTCGCTCAGGCCCTCGAGGGCTAGGATTTTGTCCCGGCGGGGGGTCACGTAGGCCCACCAGTCGCCGTCCTCGTCGCGGATCAATTCCACGAGGAAGCCGTCGTAGAGCGATCGGCCATGCATGGGGTGACCGGCGTCGTAGATGTCCGCGTTCGCTTGGCGGTCAAGGGTGCGGAAGTAGTGCAGGCGGGTGCGTAGAGCGACTGCGGCTTCGCGGGTTCCGGCTTTGGCTCGGGCGCCCTTGGGGTCTAGGGTCGCCCGTTCGAAGATGTCTCGGCAGTCGTCATAGGCGCCGATGTGGGTGGGGAGGCTCATACGAGGGGTTCCTTCACGAGGTAGTAAGGGGCGTCGCGCCCAGCGCGAGTCTTGATACTGACGCCGGTTAGCTTTCGGCGCAGGTTGGATAGCTGCACGCTGATGATGTTGGAGCTTATGGGACCGCCATTGGGGTCATCGTGGTAGACGTGGCATTTGATTTGCTCCACGTTGCAGCCTGGGTGGCGCGCGATGTAGTTGTAGATTTTGAGCTCTTGGTTGGTGAGGTTGAAGGGGTTGCCCCAGGGGATGATGGCGCCGCAGTGGGTGCAGGTGCGGATGGTGGTCATGTGCGGACCTTTCGCATTGCGATTTGGCGGACTTGCTCTTGGGTCATGGCGAGCATTTCTTCCATCGCGGCCCAGCCCTTGGCGATCAGGCGGGCGGCGTCGGTGTCATCGGTCATGCGCAGGTGGGAGATGACGAGGCATTGGTTGCGGGCCTCGGAGAGATGGTGCATGAGGAGGCGGTAGGCTTCGTCGGGGGTGACGGTGCCGCCGAAGGTGGAGTAGGCAGGTTCATTGGCCATGGCGGGGCTTCCTTCGGAGTGAGTAGGTCGGATCGTGGTGCCAACTTGGGGCTTGGGTGGTTTGCAGAAGGTGCTCGCGGTAGCGGCGCTCGTAGTCGGGATCGATCTCGGTTCTGCGGGTGCCATCGCCCATGCGGTAGTCGCGGACGCAGTGGAGGAATGGGGTGTCCCAAGAGGGACGGGAGTCGCGGTGGCGATGGGGACGACGGGGCATTAGATTCTCCGAGGGAAAGGCGCTGGGGCAGCAGGTTTCGCTTGGTGGAGGCCAAGGGCCGCGGTGAGATCGAACGCAGGTTCGGCGTGGTCGTGCATGTTGCGGCGGGCGATGGATTGGACGTGGGGGATCCAGTCGAAAGGGATTGGTAGGTCGGGGAGGGTGGTGGGTTGGGTGTGGAAGGGGTAGAAGCGCTGGCCGTTCCAGTCATACCAGTTGCCGTCGGGGCCGCAGGTTGCGAGGGTCCACTCGACCTCGGCGCGTTCAGGGGAGGTGCAGTTGGTGGCGAAGGCGATGAGGTGGTAGGTCACTTTAGGCCTAGCTTTTCGAGGAGTTTGTGCGCACGCTCGCGTTGGTCCGCGGTGGTTTCGGAGCGGAGTTTGGCTTGGGCCTTGGTTAGCTTGACCTGCGGGGGTTGGGCAGGTGGGGTGGCGGTGTGCATTAGCTGGCGTAGGGCTTCGGCCTCAAGGCCAGTGAGGACCTCGGCCTTGCGCTCGCGCAGCAGATTTAGTGCTTTGGCGAGGCCGCCTTCGGAGAGGGGTAGGCGCATGAGGTATGGGGTGCCGCCGGCGGACATAGGCAACGCCGCGATGATGTCGTGATCGGAGAGCCACATAGTTATGGCGTGTGGGGGGATTGGGGAGGGATCCATGATGGCGTTCATTGGGTTGGCTCATAGAGGGGATGGGGTGGCCGTCTCTCCGACCTGTCACACCACTTTTCCGGTTGGCCACCATGGGTGGCGTCCACAGGTATGTCGCCTTGGCTCGAAGCCTTTGTTAGGGTGGTTATGTTCCATTGTGGTGAGCATTGTATCACACCGTGGAGGGAATGTCAATGGCTCTAGTGAACCTTGGAGGGAAGGGAATGCCCTAGTGCGGGGTGGGGCACTAGGGCGAAGGGGTCTAGGGTTCGATAAACGTGGCCACTGTGAGGGTGGCGAGGGTGAAGATGACAAGGCCGAGGAGGATGTATTGATGGGTCATGATTTGACCTTCCAGTAGAACACGAAGCCAAAGCGGCCGATGCGGATGTGGTGGAGTCCGCCGATCTTGCGGTATGACATGGTGATGGTCCCCCAGTAGGGGGAGAGCATTTGCGCTCTCCCCAAGGTTAAGCCTTAGCGCCAGTAGTCGGCTACTGTGCCGCCGCCCTCGATCCAAGCTGCCTCTGACATATGGTGGGAATTGTCACCTGCTACCACTTCGCTATAGACCTTGCCTGTGTAGAGAGCCCCACCAACATCGGCCGAAGGGGAGGCACTGCCGTTGGCAGAAGCCGCGACTTCGGGGGTAGAAGTAGGGGTAGGTGCAGGCAAGGGCAAAGGGAGTGTGACCTCGTCAGGCTGCCCTTGCGGGATAGAGGCAGTAGTTGGTTCGCTGGCAGCCGAAGAGACGGACGCCTGTTCGCTGGCACTCACAGTAGGGTCCGTCGGCACACTGACGCCCTCACCCAAGACAAGCCCCGATGCGCTGGCAATCATCCCAGGGGCACTCTGAAACGAGTCGCCATCTGTTCTCATAGCAGTAGGGTCCGGCTGGGCGTCGCGGGTAGGGTCCGTCGCACTCTGCCCCTCGGTGTGGGCTTCGGCGCTAGTGGTGTGGGCTTCGCCCGCAACCTCGGCCACTGGCGTCACCTCGACTTGCGGCTGGGGCTCTGCCACGGCATCGGCCATAGCCACATACGAGTGAGCAGACGTAACGGCAGAGGCAAGTTTGCCAAATCGTTCGTCAAGCTCAAGAAACCGAAGCTCGGCGTCGTCACGGCTTGCCTCCGTGCGCTTGAGGGAGGCTAGGAGGCTGTCCAGTTCGGCTTGGAGGTCCTTGATGTGGGCATCGCGCTGGCTGATGGTATCTGCGAGCTTGATGTTGATGTCATTGACGCAATCAAGCTGAGCCTGCACTTGCGGCAATGCCTCAACGGCCTGAACCATCTCCGCCAAGTCGGAGATTAAGCTATTCGCTGCGTGGGTAGCCATGGTGTCGGACTCCTGTGGAGGGACTATGCCCTCGGGTTGCACTCGCATGGGCCTTGCGGTTGCCCATGCCTTTGGCAGATGGTGCCCCCAAGGGCCAGCGTGGATATACCACCGGGTGCCTTGGGGGAAGATATGTTCGGACTACGAACTCTACTGGGCAGTCCAGACGCGATCCTTGGCCATTGTCAGGGAGCTAGATCAAGCCCCTAGGGGCTGTCTTGCGTAGCTCCGGGTTCCAATTACTCGCGTCTGGCACACTCAAAGGGTACGCGTACTCAGGCCGTAGCTTGTGGCTGCGGCTTCGACCCCTTCGCTCGCGGGGCAACCTTCCCCGCTTGCTTCGCACTGAGGGGCTTGTCCGCCTTGGCCTTGGCGGCCTTGGCGTCGGCCTTCCGCACCAATTCCGGGTCCGCGTGGATCAAAGCAGACAGGTCCACCTTGATCGGTACGTTGGCCCTTGCGGCTAGGTTGGCCTTGGCGGTTTCGATGATGCTAGGGTCCTGCCCCAGCAACACTGTGGCCGCCTTGGTGATCTCCGAAGCCTTCACTGTGCTGATCTTGATCTTTTTGGACTTCATAAAGTCCTTGACCAGATTTCGCGCCAGTCGCATGGCCTCAGTCATCACCGCACCCTTCGGCTTCTCCACTGAGGCCTTGCCAGTGATCTTGACCTCGCCTCGGTACATCTTGTCGATGTTGTCCTCGGCCTTGGCCTTGATCGCTGCTTTGCGTTCGGCCTCGTCGGGATAGGCTTCTTTGGTGATCTTCGACATTGCCCGTTCGGAGAGTGCCTTGAGGCCTTGGAGTAAGGCCTCGCGATACACATCGTCCGGCAGCTTTGCCGTGTCCACAGAGACCTCACCCGCACCGTTCTTGAGTGCGAATGTGATCAGACTGGACGTGGGCTCTGCCGGGGCATTGCCGTCTACACTCAGGTCGGTCATAACTACCGTCCTCTTGGTTGCACAAGGGACCATTCCCTTGCTAACCCCACGACACCATTGGTTATGAACGGTCATAAGGATTGGACGGGTGAGAGGCGTGGTCTCTGGCTATGGCTAGGCCCTACAGAGCGAACTCTGCAACGCTTCGCGGCAGCACTTACCACATCGTCATCCGAACAGGGTCCCTGCGTCCCAAGGTCTTAGTGTGGGATATTGGTTGTGCGGGATTGCACGGGAGGGAGCATAAGACATACGCAACACCATGTTGCCCTCTGCCCCCACCGATGCAATCCCAGGATGTAGGCAATCGCATCAAGGCGTGGGTATTGACCCCACGCTACGCTCTTGCCATTGTCAAACAGCCCGCAGGGTAATGCCTACGTCATGCCCTATTTGGTGGACCACCTCGACGAACCGCCATCATGCGCCCCGATTGCGGCCGAATTGTGGCGCCAGCCGGGAACGAACCGCGAATGCAACGTGAACAAACCGCGCCTTGCGATCACGCTTTCGTGATGCTGCGGTGCAACAACGGCCATCATGGGCTATTGCCCTCTAAGGAATCGGGCTTTGTGGGGCCGTTCATATACCTCAACCCCATAGCTTGTGTGATATGGGTACAACCTATCCACATACAGTATCAACTCGCCGAAGTTGTTGAAATCTAAGCCCAACTCAAGCCGCTCGCCTGAACTATCAATCCAGGTCAGTCGGTATGTGCTTCCGCGCATGGGATTGCCTCTTGATTGTGCTCTTATTGTACCACACTCATCCGCAGATTGCAAGCTAAATCTTCCACCATTTCAGGGCTCACCAGAGGCATTCACATGGTTTATTGCTCCACGCCACTATCCTCGTCCCTCACACCCCCTCATGGGCCTCTCATGTGCCCCCCATAGACTCATCGGGTCAACTAGGGTCTGTGCACGTCTGTCGGTTAGGTTGACTGTCTATCTAGCTATATATGTGTGTAATTTTACTAGCAAGCAAGCGCTCGGACACGTGGCCGGACGGCTACGACCCCTCCCCGTCCCGATGAGTCTATGGGAGGACCATGAAAGCCTCATGAAAGCCTCATGAGAGGGCGCTAGGGCGCGAGAAGTGCAAGAGCAATGCCATTGGGGGCGAGCGATCCATGCACGCCGCGCAATGCTGCCATGCGAACATGATGCTTGCGTTTGGCGGCGACCGGGCGCATTCTCCACGGGTCGACGGCACCCCGCCCCGACGATGCACTAGGAGCCAATTCCCATGACCCATCAAGATCTGACCAAGCTGACGCAAGAGCAACTCATCGCCATGCTGATGGCGTCCAATCAACCCAAGGCCCTGACCCTCAAGGTGTCCGAGAAAGGCGCACTCAGCATCTACGGCCTAGGCCGCTTCCCCGTCACCCTCTACGCTGGCCAATGGGAGCGCCTGCTCGCCGCCACCGATCAGATCAAGGCGTTCATGGCCGCGAACGCCAGCCTGCTCGCCACCAAGGACTAACCTGCGTCATCCATCCAGGGCCTCGGGGCTTCGACCCCCCGGGGCCCAAATTTTTGTCTTGCCCGCTCGCGCGCACCCTCTTTAAATTGCACGCCCAAAATTTGAAACGTGTGTACGCGAAGGCAGGTGGTGGGGGTTGACAAATGGGTGCGGATGGGTCATGGTGGGTGTGGATCATGGAGGATTGTGCGGTGTTGGACGGGTTTGTGAACGTGTCGACGGTTTTGATGCCAGGAGTGTACGCACTGGTGCGGAGCGGGGTCGTTGTGTACGTCGGCCAATCTCGTCGCCCACTCTCGCGCATCTCCGCGCACAAGTCCAATTGGGGTCGCAAGGCCATGCCCGCGTGGATGCCGGCCTCCCTCCGCGGCGTCCTGTTCGACGAAGTCCACATCCTCCCCTGCCGGATCGAGGACCTCGATCTCGTCGAAGCCGCTATGATCGAACTCTACAAGCCGCGGTATAACATCCGCATCAAGTCCCCATCGCCGGTGGCGGTCGCCCTACTCTTGCCCCAACCCTCTGCTCTCAAGTTCGAGCGACGAATATGAACACCCACGTACGCATGCGCCGCGGTCACAACTCCGGCTTCGATCCAATCCCCGAGATCACCGACATCCGCGAAGTGACCCGCGCCGACCTCGCACACCTCACCGTGAAGCGCGGGGCCACCGTCGTGCAAACCCTCCGCGACAACCACCATCGCATCGCCCGTGCAGTGGCCTCCGGCATGAGCAACGCCGATGTGGCCGCCACCTGCGGCGTAACGATCTCGCGTGTCAACTCCCTTCGCGGCGACCCCGCCTTCGTCGAACTCGTGGCCCACTACCGCGCCATCCTCACCACCGAGTGGGCCCAAGCCGATACCGTCATCGAGTTCATGCGCACCAACGCCCTCAAAGCCCAGGCCATGATCTCCGACAAGCTCGACGACGCGGCCGAACGCAACGACTTCCTCCCCACCCGGGACCTCCTCGGCATCGCCGAGCTCGGTCTCGATCGCACCGGCTACGGCAAGGTCAACAAGAACATCAACGTCAACGTCGACTTCGCGGCGAAGCTCGAAGCTGCCCGCAGTCGCGCCAGCCGCGCACCAACACTTCGTATTCTCGAGTTGCAGTCAACCGCAGGGGCGGCAGGTGCGACGCCTGCTAACCGGAGCAATCCGGGGAATGTAGAGGCCTCTCGGTTGGCTGCATCCATCATTGAGGCGCAGTGTTCTCCGACGCCTCAATCGGTCGGGGTGGACACCATCGCCACCGCCCTTCCATCCCGACCGTCATTCCGCCGAGTCTAATCAAGGGACCCAGCATGCTAGATCGCCCTGCGGATCGTCGGACATCTCCCGGGCTTGATCTTGCTGGGTCCCTTGACCCCGCCACCAGCATGTCCGACGAACTCCTCTCCTGGCTAGCCTCTGTCGCCGACGACCCCCTCGCCTTCTGCCTCGGCGCCTTCCCCTGGGGCGAACCCGGCACCGTATTGGAGAAATTCGATGGGCCCCTCGACTGGCAACGAGACATTATGGAGCAAGTACGGCTTGGCTTGTGTACTATGGACGAAGCAATCCAACTCGCCACGGCCTCCGGCCACGGGGTTGGAAAGAGTGCTCTTGTTTCAATGCTTATCCTGTGGGCGTTTACTACCTATCCAGATTGTAGGGGAGTGGTCACGGCTAACACCGAAACCCAACTGAAGACCAAAACTTGGGCCGAACTCGGTCGCTGGTTCAACCTCTGCTGGTTCACCCGCGATCACTTCACCCTAAACGCCACCAGCTTAGTCTCCAAAGACCCCACCCGCGAACGCACCTGGCGCATCGACATGATCGCCTGGTCCGAAACCAACCCCGAGGCCTTTGCCGGGATGCACAACAAAGGCAAGCGCCTTATCATCATCTTCGACGAAGCCTCCACCATCGCCGACATCATCTGGGAAACCATCGAGGGCGCCTTCTCCGATGCCGACACTCAGCGCATCTGGCTAGTCTTCGGCAACCCCACTCGCAACACCGGGCGCTTCCGCGAATGCTTCGATGGTGGCCGCTTCGAGGCCATGTGGCAACATCGCCAAATCGACTCCCGCACTGTCGCCATCACCGACAAGAAATACATCGCCAAGAAGATCGCCGCCTACAATGGCGACGACAACGACTACGTCCGCATTCGCTGGCTCGGTCAATTCCCCAAGACTGGCGAAATGGAGTTCTTCTCCGCCACCGACATCGACGCGGCCATGTCCCCCGACCGCGAAGCCTTCGTCGACGCCTTCACCCCACTCGCCCTCGGCGTCGACGTGGCCCGCTACGGTCGCAACAAATCCATCCTCGCCTTCCGCAAAGGCCGCGATGCCCGCTCCATCGACAAGCGCATGTACCAAGGCGTTAGCACCGTCGAGCTCGCCAACCAAATCCACTCCGCCTTCACCCAGTACCGCCCCGATGGCATCTTCATCGATGGCGGCGGCGTTGGCGGCGGCGTCGTCGACATCTGTCGCAACCAGCGCCTCTACATTCACGAAGTCCAATTCGGCGGCAAGGACGACATCACCGGCGTCGTCTTCGACAACCAAGGCGAGAAATACGTCAACAAGCGCTCTGCTATGGCCGGCGCCCTTCGTGCATGGCTCAAAACCGGCCTCCTCCCACCCGACCCCGACCTCCGCACGGCCATGCTCTCCATCAAATACATCTTCACCAAAAAGCTGGAAATCCAACTCGTCGCCAAAGAGGACCTCCTCGACGACAACCCGGACCTCGAACTCGACTACCTCGACGCTCTCTTCTGCACCTTCGGCGGTCCCCTCGCCCGCAACAACGTCGAAGCCGGTGGCGACCATCCACACAAGCCCCTCGTCGAAATCGAATACGATCCCTACGCCCCAGAAAGGATGCTAGCCTAATGGTCGATCCCATCACTCTCACCGGTCTCGCCCTAGCAGGCACCGCTGGTTTCCTTGGCTCCCAAGCCGTCAGCAGCAGCACTCCGCAGGCCGCTCCAGCCCCCACACCCACTCCACCCCCAGCGTCCCCGGCCCCTGCACAGCAACCCGGCGCCAAGACCGCCCCACAGGGCCAACAGCCAACCTTCCTCGGCGGGGCTGCTGTGCCCCAGCAGTCCGGCCAGAAAACCCTCCTAGGCCAGTAGCTTGCGGCGAAGCCTGCAAAAGTAGGACGTTGTGGCCGCAGGCCCTCAAGAGTAGGACACATTGCTCATGCCCGTAGTCCCGATCGCCAAAGGCCGCAAGGGCCAGCGTCCAGTGCAGCCCCCGCCCGCGGAGCCCTTCGCCATGATGGCGGCCGCGGCCATGCACCAGGCCGGGCGGCTGGCGCCTGAGGCCGAAGCCCTCCCGCCACAACTCGGCGGGAAGGAACCCGCGTGATGGCCACCGCCCTCAATAAGTTCCCTCTAACCGGTTCCGACGGCCGCTCCCCCGACGAGCGCGCCCTCACCTACTCCCAGGGTCGCCTCCTCGGCCTTCGTGTGAATCGCTACTCCTGGTGGACCCACTGGCGCGAACTCGCCGACTACTTCCTCCCGCGGAGATACAAATGGATCGTCACGCCGAACCAGATGGCCCGTGGCTCCCCAATCAATCAACACATATTAGATTCTACCGGTGTCATATGTGCGCGCAATCTGGCTTCTGGGCTCGTGAGTGGGAAATCATCTCCGACCCGCCCGTGGTTCAAGTTGCGTGTTGGAACTGTGGATTCTACAACGACGTCCCCTGTTTCCCTCTGGCTTGCTGAGTGCGAACGCCTGCTCTACCTGATCTTCTCCGAGTCCAACTTCTACAACGCCATCGCTCAGTGGTACTTCGACCTCGTCATCTTCGGCACCGCCTCCATGCTCATCTACGAAGACTTCGACAAGGTCATCAACTGCATCAACCCATGCCTCGGCGAGTACTACGTCGACATCGACGGCAACTACCGCCCGCGCATCCTCTATCGCGAATTCACCCTCACCGTCTCCGCAACCATCGATGAGTTCGGCTATGACAACTGCTCTGCCTCCATCCAAAGCCTCTACGATGATCCGGGAGGAGCTAACCTCACTCGCGAACTCATCATTGCACACTCTATTGAACCGAATGATGATGGCCGGGCCGCTGAGTTTGGGTTCTCAAATCGTTATGCGTTTCGAGAACTCTACTGGGAGTGGGGTGGCTCGGCCTCGCCTCAAGGAAGTAATTATCAACCACAAGGATTCCTCCGTCGTAGAGGTTATTACTCCCAACCCAACATCACTG